CTATATCGGCGGTCAGGAGGATATTGGTCTGGTTCCACGCGAAGAAACCTTAATTGTCTCCCCTGGATTGACTGCAAATGGCCTTCCAACATCCAATGCTCTTGCTTCTATTCCTCCCCGGGAAATAACCGCCAACTCGGATTATGGCTATATTCATGAAGTTTTTCATCATTGGGAAACTCCTCATTCATAAATAAAGGGAAAGAGGAGGTACTATATGTCTGAAGCTGTAGACAAGTTGTTCTATGATGCTCATAATGATTCGGCTTCAAAGGATTTTGAATTTGCCAGAGCTAATATTTATTCTCTTATCGAGACTCAAAAAGCCTCTGTTGACAGGTTAACCGAGTTGGCTGACCATGCTCAGATTGCTCGTGTCTATGAGGTGCTTGGTAAGTTCATTGAAACCATGGTCAATACCAATGAAAAGCTGATCGAGTTACAGATTAAAGTTCGTGCTCTTAAGGATGTTTCGGCTCAGATTGCTGGCCCCAAGACCGTTAATCATAATCAAACGGCCATTTTCGTGGGCACGACTGCCGAACTCCAAAAACATTTCAAGCATGTGATGAAGGAAGAAAAAGATGCTGATGGGGCCATACAAACAGTGCAAGGTTTGCCGGGTGGTAAAACTTCGTAGATATTTCTCAGTTGATAATTCCGTCCTTGATGGTCTGCAAAGACGGTGCAAGGAGTGTGCCCAGGCCAGAACCGCTATTTCCAATAAATCAGGAATTTCCTGGAAAAGGCAGGCCGTAAAGAGAGCGAAGGAAAGGGCCGAAAGAGGTGGTCGGATACGGGTTTCAAAGTATAGAGAGTATAAGCGTCCCGAAACATGGAGTGTATGAATGTTAGATATTGTTTTCACAGTGTGTCTTTTGGCCTCTCCATTTTCTTGTGAGACGATCAGAATGGAAACAGATTGGTCCGATCAACAGTTTGTCCAATGTATTACCAAGGCAGAATCTTTAATTGCTCTCTACGTGACAAAAGATAAATTTATTAAAGAATTTGGTTGTTCCAGAAAGTCCAAAGATGCGTAATGAAGGCTATAATGGCTCTCCCCTTTTAAAAAGAGCATATCAAAACGTCGATTGGACGCCCGAACTTATTGCAGAATACACGAAATGTGCTCAAGACCCTATTTATTTTATTGAACAGTATATGAAGATTATCAATGTTGATGAAGGTCTGGTCAACTTTAAGTTGTATCCATACCAGAAAGACATGATCCATTCCTTCATGGAGGAAAGAAATTCTGTTATTACATCAGCAAGACAGAGCGGGAAAAGTGTAACAGTTTGTGGTTTTATCCTTTGGTACATCATTTTTAATGATGACAAAACAGTCGCCCTCCTTGCCAATAAGGGTGACACGGCCCGGGAAATCTTGGGCCGGGTTGAGTTTGGCTATCAACATCTCCCCAAATGGATTCAACAAGGTGTGGTCGAGTGGAATAAAGGTTCTATAGCCTTAGAAAACAATTCTAGAGTTATCGCGACCGCTACGTCCTCTTCCGGTATTCGTGGTTATGTGGTCAATCTTCTCTTTATTGACGAAGCGGCCTTTGTGGAAAACTGGGAGGAGTTCTTCACTTCAGTGTATCCGACCATTTCAGCAGGTGTTGAAACCAAGGTTATTCTGGTTTCCACCCCCTATGGACTCAATCATTTTCATAAGATTTGGGTCAATGCGGTCCAGGGCCGAAATGGCTATAGGCCCACCAAGGTTATGTGGCAGGAAGTTCCAGGACGGGGCGAGAAATGGCGTTATGACACCCTAGCGGCCATGAACTTCGATCAGGAGAAGTTCAACCAGGAATATTGTTGCGAGTTTCTGGGGTCTTCTGGTTCGCTGATCGCGGGTTGGAAACTGAAGGAAATGGTCCATCAAGAGCCGCTCGTGGTCAAGGAAGGTCTTTATCAATATGTCCTCCCCGAGAAAACCCATCGTTATGCCATGGTCTGTGACGTGTCAAGGGGAAAGGGGCTCGATTATTCGGCCTTTCAGCTGATGGATGTCACCAAGATGCCTTATAATCAGGTCTGTTCTTTCAGGGATAATTCAGTTACGCCAGCAGATTTTGCCGCTATCATCCATCGATCAGCAGTCGCCTATAATAATGCCTCCGTGCTCGTGGAAATCAATGATATTGGCGAACAGGTCGCCCATAATCTTCATTATGATCTAGGCTATGAAAACACCATGTTCACGGAAAATGCCGGTCGATCCGGTAAAAAGATCACGGCTGGCTTCGGAGCGGGCACGTCCGTCGATAAGGGCATCAGAACCACCAAGGTTGTGAAGTCCGTGGGATGTTCTCTCGTAAAGCTTCTGATCGAGCAGAACCAGCTTATTGTCAATGATCATGAAACCATCAAGGAATTTCATACATTCTCCAAGAAGGCCCAGTCCTATGAGGCCGAGTCGGGGGCTCATGATGACCTTGTGATGTGCCTTGTCCTCTTTGCCTGGATGACCGAACAATTATACTTCAAGGAAATGACGGATATCAATACCCTTATGGAGCTTCGGGAAAAAACTGATCAGGAGCTAGAGGACAATCTTCTGGTTTTCGGCTTTATTGATGATGGGCGGGAAGAGGAGCCCTATTGGAAAAATGTTGATTCCGATTATTGGACTCCTCTGCCTCATTTAGATAAAGACATTCGTTGGTGACGATAGAATAATGTGTTGACCTTGTTTTGCACACCATTCTAAATGATGAAAAAAGTTTCCAATTTTTATCAGTTCATCAGGTCTCCCAACGCTTTTAATCATATTTGCTCGCCAAGAAATCACAATAATATTGCCTCTAACATATCCTTTTGTGCAGTCAATACGATCCAAAGAGGGTGAGTTGTCATGCATTTTCCCATTTGCACGGGCGAGGGGAATCTTAAGGACTGGGCAATGAGTTGGAATTGAAATGTCTTCTAGGGAAATATTAAATTCAATCCCTTTTCGCTTTGCTCTTGCTTTGGCTCTTCCAAGCATTGCTTTTTCTGGATTGTTTCTAATCCATTTTATGCATCTTTCTTTCGACTTTTCGGGAAATCTTTCTCGATAGATTTTCCCTTTTAATTTTTGTCGTTCAACATTATTCCAATAATATTCTCTGCCTTTGGCTTTTAGAAGTTCTCTATTTTTCTCTCTCCATTTGCGTTTAGCTTCACTCATTATAGTATCTCCGATTGTTGTTTCATCGTTTCTATTTAGGTGATGCGAGAAATGCTTCCTTTTATAAATATTGAGAAATAAAGGTTTAAGAGGGAGAACGAATAATGTCTGTATGGCTTAGCCCTGGTGTGCAATTTACCGAAATTGATTTGACCACGGTTGTACCTGCCGTTTCCATCTCTACAGGAGCCCTGGCTGGCGTTTTTCGCTGGGGGCCTGTGGGGGAGAGGTTCTTAATAGATTCCGAAAATACACTTGTTAAATATTTTGGCAAACCCACAAACTTCAATGCCGAAACGTTTTTTACGGCAGCGAACTTCCTTGCTTATGCCAATGAACTTTATGTTGTAAGAGCGGCGAATACGGCAGGTCGGACCCCATTTGGTTTTTATACATGTGCCAATACTGCTGGTGCAAATTCAAAAATCTTCACGGGAAATACTTATTATCTTTCTGCCGGTATGTATGTCACTCAGGTCTCTGATACGACTATTGTTCCAACGGTAGGCAATTCTGTCTCGATTGATTCTGTCAATTCTTCGGCCTTTATACTTTCGGCTGGTGCAGCGAATACTGGTAATGTTGAGATGTGGTTTGCTCATCCTGAAACTACCTATTCTGCCGTCGCTCTGGATGATGATGCCGTTGTGGATAATTTGGCGAATCAGATTGTTCGTTCAGAAACAGATTATTTCTCCAGAAATACAGGCACATGGTCAAATGGAACCTTTACGCCCGCTCCTGGCGATTTCGATTTTGGCGTGCTTTATATTTCCAAATATCCAGGAGCCATGGGCAATTCTATTAGAGTTGGTGTCTGTGATAATCCAAATACCTATTCATCTAATATTGATATATCTCCTGCTATTCTTAGGTTCTCAATTGGACAAAATCAGGCCGTTGCTGAATTTTCTGGGACTGGAAATAATTTGGCGGCAAATGTCGCTGGTGACATTATTGTTGGGGATCAAATCGTTTCGGGTAATTCGTCTATTGGATTCCAGTATAACACAACAAATATGGTTTGGACTTCGAATGTGAATTCCAATACTCTTTTGGTTATTCAGTTTAATGATCCTTATCGTCTCCATACTGCCTATCAGACTTCACAGATTGCAAGATTCTGGGAGTACTTTAATGTTGTTGGATATCCTCCGGGGCAGTCACAGCATGTTCTTAGGAATGGCAATACATCAGCCCTTGATGAAGTTCATATTGTCGTGACTGATGAGGGCGGGGCCTTTACGGGAACGCCAGGAACTGTGCTCGAAACTTTCAAGGGTCTTTCTCGTGCCACGGACGCCAAGAATATTGATGGCACCGACAACTATTATAAGAATGTGATCAATCAAAATTCGGCTTATCTATGGTGGGCCAATGATCGATCAACGGCACCTTCCGCCAATGCTGCGAATATTGCGACTGCAACCTCATTTGAGCCGGGTCGTTATGCTCTACAGCTTGGGTCGGATGGCTATGATGAAACAAGGGTTTCTCTTGGAACTTTGGGTACTGCTTATCAGTACTTCATTTCTCCCGAGGATATTGATATTGGCATGCTCTTACAAGGTTATCCTGCTGGTGAACTGGGTGCGACATGGCAGCTTGCGAATTACCTTATTCAGAATATTGCCGAGAAAAGACGCGATATCGTGGTTTGTTGCTCGCCCGATAAGAACATCATTCTGAATCAGTATGGTAATGAAGCGACAAATCTTGTTGCCTGGAAGAATAATATCGAGTCTTCTAACTATGGTATCATGGACTCTGGCTACAAGTATCAGTATGACCAATATAATGATCTTTATCGCTGGATTCCTCTAAACGGCGACATTGGCGGTCTTTGTGCAAGAACTGATCATACCAATGATCCATGGTGGTCACCTGCTGGTCTAAACCGTGGTCTTATCAAGAATGCCGTTAAACTGGCCTTTAATCCAAAACAAACAGATCGGGATGTGCTCTATCCAGCCAATATGAATCCAGTTATTACGATGCCTGGGCAAGGCACAGTTCTTTATGGTGATAAAACCATGCAGACCCGGCCTTCCGCCTTTGATCGTATTAACGTGAGAAGACTCTTTATTGTTCTGGAAAAAGCGATTCGTCTT